CATTACGTTGATGTGATAGAGAATCTGTTTGTACTTCTGACATTATACTGTCCTTATGTTGGGGCCAGCACTATTGCTGGGTAGCCTTATTGTTTTAGCTTAGTTGGTCTTACTTATCTTCGTCGTCGTCTTTAAGTTCGCCGTTTACATAGCTCTTTCCGTCCTTTGGTGTGAATGCGTTAGCTACATTCTCAAAGAAGCTATTCTTACCGCCTGATGAAGCTGTAGGTGTTGTAGTGTTTCCGCTACTAGAGCCGCCACCGTTTCGACGAGCACCGCCAATAGAAGCCCCAAGACCTGCTTTGTCTGTACCGAACTTACCGTCAAATCCTAGTGTATCACCTAACCAAGTATCTCCGAAGCTTACTTTACCGTCTCCGCTTGTATCTTTTAGGTTCTCATACATAGTGGATTGACCACCAAAGATGCCTGAACCTTCTACGATACCTAGCTTAGTATCTTTGTTTCTTTCATCCTGGTCTTTAATGAGGGAAGTGTAGTAACCTTCCAGTTTAGAACGATCAGCATCTGCAAGGTCTTTGTTGTCCAGCTTAGTCTTTAATCCTTCAATCATGCTGCGACTATTAGCGTTTGTAATAGCCTTGGCTGCTACACCTAAAATAGGTGACACTAGCCCTAAAGCACCAGGAGCAGCCTTACCTAACAAGCTGTCACGGCGTTTCATAGCCTTTTCATAATCCTCTACAGAGGCTTTAGCCCAGTCCGTTTTCTCTGGTGGAGGTGCATCTTCAGCAGATGTCCTATCATTGTCATTGCTTTTAGTTTTTGTAGTAGGTGCAACTTCTTCTACAGCAGAGCCTTGTAATGTGTAACCTGCTGGAATAGGTGATACAGGCTTGCCATTAACAAAGCGGATACTCATTGTTAGACCTTCAGCATTTACATAGGTCTTATATTCATCAGGTGCGTTATTGTTTAGGTTACTGTTGTATCCCTGTAGAAAGTCAGGGATTCTCATCTGTGTTACGTCACCGCCTTCGTCATAACCAGATACGTAACCACCCTTGTTCATCATAGGCTGTTCAGGCTCACCATCATCAACCATCTGTAACTCACTGATGTCAAACGGTAGTTCGTCGTCACCCATCTCCATACCGACAGGATCACCACCAATGCGACCACCCTGCTCAAGCTCTTGGAAGCCTTGCTTAGCCTGAGTGCGGATGTCTTCAAAGAACTTAACACCAAAGTAACGTACTACATCAGCGGGTACAACATACTCACCTTCACTTAGCTGTGCAGGGATGTCATCACGCACCTCTTCAGGTAGGGAACCTGTAGGCACTTCATTACCTGATACAGGGTCTACTTCATCTGTTCGAGATGACTTAAACATAGCATTCATTTGATCGTCCATAGCCAGTCCACCTTCATTAAATGCTCTTATACTTTTGTATACAGGATGCTCTTTACCTCTTACAGATATAGTACCAATGGAATCACCTAGCTCAATCTCACCTGTAACAGTAGGTCGTAGTCTAGGTTCAGAAGGTGCATCAGGATACTTCTTTAAGTTTACACCCTTTGAGAAGTCTGTTTCTACTGTGTAGTAGTGCTTACCTCTATTCTGTACAGATATAAGTGTTTCAACACCATCCATACCTTCTGGAGCACTTGTCCACTTCCATCCAGCCTTCTTCTTGAAGAGGTTGGTTTTGATCTGTGTTTTGCCTTTACCTGTAGAACCTACAGACTCAATATCATCATTAGACACCTTGAATGAAGGTTTGCCTTCAGGTGATATTTGAAGCTTTGCTTTAGATACGTTTCTACCTGATAAAACAGTGCCTGTCTTAGGGTCTAAGTAGTCGCCACCTTTAGGACGGGCATCCTTTGGAAACATCCGCTCAGGCTTAGGAAATACAGAGATCATCTCTTCTTCTGCAGTAGAAGGTAATACCACGTCTACCTCATCTGAAAGGCCTGCTGTCTTTGTGCTTTCAGCTATATCATCGCCTTTACGCATCATAGACTTTAGTACGGGGCCACCCATAGGAGCAAGTCCTGCTGCTTCAACAGCAGCCATACCCACAGCTTTCAAATAGTTGGGGTCTTCCTTGCTTAGCTCTTCCTTAATATCAGCAACGCCTTGAACAGCACCAACAGGAGAGAAAGCAAGTCCTGTACGTGCCATCTGTACAGACATAGGATCATCTACATTATCATAATCAGCCCCAAACTGAGGAGCTCCTGGAGCTACTTCTGCACGTTCCTCTTCTGTCATATCAACGAGACGCTTACGATAATCAGCCATTTAGTACATCCCTCATGTATTTCATGTTCTTGTAGGCACGGATAGCACCCTGTGCACGGTACAACTCATCCGTAGCACTGATGTTTTCCATAGACTTATGTTGAGCAGAAATGAGCGAGTCAACGTATTGATTAAACTCATCCCATTGCTCTTTGTTGTTTACGAAACTCTTAAGCGACATTACCAGAGAACCCTTGTTCACCAGGTGTAGGTGCTGTACCCATGCCTATCTGTCCACCGCCGCCACCAGAAGTATCCTGTACGCCTCCCTGAGGCGACTGTGGGGCTTGTTGAGCACCTTCAGGTGTGGGTACACCCTCTGGGCCTTGAGGAGCCTGTGCAGGCGCTTGGAAGCCCTTAAGGATTTCAGCCTGAATAGCTGCATCTTGCATGGAGTTAGTAACCTTATCAGGGTCGAGGTCCATAGACTTAGCAATCTCACGGATAATGTAGTCCATCTTAGCGAAGGGAGCCAGTACAGGGTTCTGCGCTGTTTGTAGGAACTGCATCAAACGCTGTGAGCGTACTTCGTTAGCCATAAGGCTCTCTGTACCCGATGCACGTACTTCTAGATCACCACGGATGTCTTCATCAAAGTCAAACTGCATGTTGAACGAGAAGAAGGCACGACCCATAGGGCGAATCAGATAGTCATCTACGTTTTTAACCACCGTACGAATAGAACCGTTAGCAGCACCCATAAGCATACTAATGCCAGAAGCTGTCCGACCAACGCCAGATACGCCAGTTTGACCATGAGCAAAAGAAGGGAATCCAGTAGACTCATCAGCTAATACTCGTGCCTTATCAAAGAGTTGCATGTTTTCTTGTGCTACATTCGGGAACTTAGTACCAAAGATCGCCTGACCTGGAGCACCGCCCTGACGTCGGAAGACTTTTCCTGGGTATATTGACAAGTCTTGACCTGGAACCAAGTTAGTCTCATCTACTTCAATGATAAGATTACCAGACAGTGCTGCGTTGTCAATGGCCAAGCGCATAAAGCCGTTCATCAGCGTCTGCGTGTCATCCATGTTCTCAGCAATACCAATACCAAAGAAGCTGTATGGGTTGTGCTCGAAAGGAGTAGCGTAGTAAGGAATGCGTGTAGGCTTGAACGGGTTAAGTACAAAGCGGATAACTTGATCGTTACACACCCAGATGTTACAGTTTAGTTCATCCATGTCTTTATATTCACGTGGAATCTTTACGCCGTGCTCTTCTAGGAGATCTACATCAACATAACCCCAGAACTCCAACACTTCCCAGCGCTCAGAGTCAGGCTGTACTTCGTCATCCTGCATAGCCATTTCCCAGTGCTTCTGGATATAGTCAGCACCAAGATCAACAGACTTCTGGATCGCATCCTTCATAAAGTAAGGACGGTTCTTAAGAGTACGTAATTGCGTACGTGACATCTTGTGACGCTCAATAGTGTACTCAGCGTCTTCCATAGAAGCAGCTTCTGGGTCAGGGTAGAAGTTCCACAGTGAAACATGGCTAGTCTCAGGAACAGTCTTGATGATAGGGTCGTACTCGCCTGTCTCATCCCAGTTAGGGTATTCTTTATCTACAGCGAATGGACCCTTCATGACACCAGTGCCAAGCAAAGCCATCTCAAAGGCCATAGAGCGTAGGTGAATAGAAGCGCCAGACTCATTTAGCTGGTCATGAATCTTCTTTTCCATCTTCTTAGCTGCAACCATAGCAGGATGGAACGTAACAGTAGTACCAGCAGTGCCAGCACCCTCTACGATCTTATCTGATACACCCTCTAGCTTATCCTTGAGAGGACCAAGGCGGTTCTTAAGGTCAGCAATAGTCTCACCAGGCTTTAGCTTAGAGTCTACACCAAACAAGTACGGTTGCGCTGGGCTGTCCTGTGTAACACTCTTAAGTGCATCGCCTGCAGCAGCAGCGTTAGGGTCAATATTAATGTGTACAGACTCTGCTACACCGTCTGGCAGAACGGAAGGGTCTACAGTAAGCGGGAACTTGTTGTTACCAAACAGAACGTCAACAATCTGACCGTACGCAGCAAGAGTCTTAGTCTTTGTTACTTTAACAAATACCTGTGACTTTTCTGTGTCTGTGAACTTAACGTCAGGACCATACAAACCACGGTAGTTGCGGTAGGCACGTAGCCAACGGTCTTCATCACCACGTCGAGCATCCTCTGAGCGGTTAAAGCGATCCTTAACAAACGAGATCACACTCGACTTAGAGCTAAAGAGTTTATCATCACCGCTCTCAGCCGCCGTTACGTCATCCGTCTCGAATGCTAGATCTTCTATTTCTGCCATGTTTTAGTTCCTCAATAGCCGAAGTTTTTATCTGAAGCCTGAAAGCCGCTTCTTTGTTTGTTGGGGTCGAAGTCCCAAAGAGAACTACGAGGTCTAGTCATGATACCGTAGCGTAGAGCGTCATATAGGTGATCCTCTGCGTTCGTATCAACATCCTCTGGGTTACGCTTATCAAGTGGGATAACGGGTATCTGTGAGAGTGTGTTGGTACAGGATCGCATGAAAACAAGTCTAGGCTTTTCCGTAAACTCATCTACCTGTAGGCGTCTGTGTATTTCGTTCTTACCTGAGATGCGTGATCCTCGTGAACGATCTGATGGACGCCAGCGACAACCCTTCATAATCATTTGTTCAGCAAGACTAGGACCAGAATCCCCTCTGTTGTGCCACAAAGATGAGTCAAGTACTCCATAGCGTATGTTACCATCATCTTTCTCAGCGTCAAGTATCATATCAGCTAAGTCGGTAGCTGTAACCTTAGAGCAGTACATCTCACGATATACAACCAGTTGCTCTTCTGGTGATACAGCAAACCATAAGACGCCAGTGTAGCTGCCATAACCATAGTCACACGCTCTAAACTTCACCCAACTAGCAGGGATTTTGAAGTCATCAATGACGTGTATACTACGGTTAAACTCAGGGAAAGCAGCCCCTTCGTTAATATCCCAGTTACCCTCTAGAAGCTGCTTACGCTGATGCTCTGGTAAAGACAGTAGCATCGCCTCATAGTCACCGCCCTCAGAGAGGTAAGGATTATCAAACAGACTAGCAGGAATAAACCTACGCTTAAATAGAGGTTGACCCTCTTTACTGTGGCCCTTAGGGTAGCGGATAGTCTCACCAGTCTCTACACTTGTAGCCCAGTAAGATGTGTTAGACGGTGCAGGGTCGATAAACATCTTCTTAACCCAAGAGTGTCCTGCTCCGCCTGGGTTGGTTGTTCCTCGCATATACAAACCAAGCTTGTTGGAGTGTGCACTACGAAGACGTGATCTCATATAATCCCAAGCGTAAGGGCTAGACCATTGTGTAAGTTCATCGAAGCCGATCCAGTTAAACGCCTGCCCTTGGTAACGGGTAACGTCAGTATCTTTGTCAAGATAAGACATCCACAAACGTCCGCCTTGAGGAGAAGTCCACTGAGATTTACGCTCTGACCACTTGATTCCTGGGATAGCACGAGGATACAACTCCTGACTCTTCTGGATTAGTTCACGTAGTTCTTCAGTGGTGTGACGTACAAGTAGGCCACTGAAGTTTGGGTCGTTTAGTCCGTGTAGCGGGTCAGCAAGCATAGCATATGACTTACCACCACCCGCTGCACCACCGTAAAGCACTTCACGCTCTGATGCAGATAAGAAGTCAGACTGTGGGCCAGGGTTAGGCTTGAACACAATGTCCTGTGCAACTTCTACATCAAAAGGCTCAGCCTTAACTTCCGCTGGCACTGTCCTCTTCGTCTCGGAGGGTGTAGTAACCTGTGTTGTGCTTTTCGAGTCTTTCGATTTCTTTAAGCGCTTTTTCGAGCCTTTGGGCAAGCTGGCGCTTAATTGCAGATGCTTTTTTACGTCTTCGCTCAACTTCTATTCGCTTTCTTAGACCCATGTGAGAGATACTTCGGCCTGTCTGAGTTGTCAGCCAGTTTGCCACTTCTCTGTAACTGTATTGCTTGAGGTGCTTCTTTGCAAGCGCTAAAGCATCTAGCTCTTCAGGTATGGGTAGGAACAGTTGAGAGTTGTCTGGGTCTACGTAGTAACCAAACGGAACCATCCTTGCTGTAACACGTACAATAGGGTGGTACTCTTTCTGTTCGCCTTTCTTGGGCTTGGGTAACTCCCAGAAGCCTAGATCTCTTTTATAGTCGTATTGTGCCACAGTTACTCGTTCTTACCGTCCTTAGGTGGTAGATAGAATATACCGCCACCAGATGATGAAACATCTACCTTATCTACTTTACCCAGACCTGCACGATCAAGTAAATCTTTAGCTGCAGCCATTTTATCTTTAATGCCAAGTTCCGTAGGATCGTACAAAGCTTGCACCATAGCCATCGCAGCTTTGGGGGCAGTACGAGCAAAGTACGTGCGAGTACCTTCAGCGATCTCATCCTTAAGCGACTCAACAATGAGCCTAGTCGGTGTATTATCACTATATCCTGCCAGTTTCTTGGCTACAACTACATCGCCGCCAGCCTCATCAAAGAGTACTTCAATGAACTTCTGTTGGTTCTCTGTTAAGTTACGTGCCATTTGATTTCCTTACAATGGGTTGTCTACTAAAGAGTCATAAGCTTTCCAGATGTCATCAATCTCTGTTTGATACTCATCTATCTTGTCGCCAATGCTATCTGTAATAGTCGTACTCTTCTCTACTTGGCTTCTTAAGTCAAGCAGTGTCTTCTGTTGCTGCAGTATAGTCTGCATTTGTGTACTAATCTCTGCAAGTTTAGCGTTTAAACCTCTAACATCATTGTCTGAGACAGCCTGTTCTAATGTTTGAATACGAGAACCTAGTGCACCTGCCTTAGCGTTAAAGCTTTGTGATTCCTCTACTACTACAGCAATACCACCCTCTACTGCATAGAAACGCTGTAGCGTGTCGTATGAATAGTAGATACCCCCGCTAAGAGAACCTAGCAGAGGCAAAGCGGCAGCTACGTACCAACCCTTAAAGGTGAATCCACCTACTTTTAGTTCAGTGTTTTCCAAGTTACATCCCTGCTATTGGAGTGCCGTTCTGTTGCATGTAGGCATTAGCACCATAAATATCATCTGCATTCTTCATGTCACCTGTTAGATAACCAGACCAACCTGTACCTGCATCAGCCCACGTGATTACAAACTCATCCACAGCTTGAGTATAAGTGACCGCTGTGTAGTTACCTGCAACCAAGTTATTCTGTGCAGTATACGTATCAATGCTTGCTGTTAGTTCTGTGTTGTTAGCTGCAGCCATAAACGCACCAGCCTGCTGTGCATACTTCTCTACTTGTTCTACAGAGTTGTTGTATGTAGCAACTTCTGAAGCTTGGATAGTGTATTCGTCTGTGGCTAACATACCCTGCAAAGCAACTTGCTCTGGCTTGGTGTCTGCCTCTGCAGCAATGGCTGAGACTGACGTAGCGGTAGCTAGGACAGAGGTAGCAGACGTTAGCAGGTCCACTGCCAGTGTTAGCTGATTCATAGCCGCTGTGTGCTCTTGTGTGAACAACTGTTTAGCGTCTGTAGCAGTGGCGTAGTCATGTTCAACTACTTTATCCAGTGCAGCTTTGTATGCGAGGTATTGAGCATCCGTGATCTTAGCACCTTCTAGGGCGTCATCAATGATAACTTTACCTACAGTAGCATAACCTACAGAACCATTAACGAGCTGTCCCGACGCTAAGAGACGGTTGTTCATCAGGTCTATTGTCCCTTTGAGTTCCGTTATCTTCTGCTGGCCCGTCTGGTTGTACTCTTCTGCGAGTACTCCTGAACTGCTCACTAATAGAGCGAGTGTCCCTGCTGTTAGTAGTAGTTGCTGCTTTAGCGACTTCATCTGTTAAATCCTCTCCGATACGTAATAGGGCATCCCAGTACGTCTTGTTTTCTTTGTACCCTACAATAAACGCATCAGGGTTGCTTCTGTACTTAGTTACTGCGTCTTGCCCCATAAGTAGCTTACCAGTTACGACATCCAAGATAGGACACGGTGTAGATGCTAATATCATAGCCTTGAATACGTTAGGGTCATCGCAGAGGACACTGATTGCAGACACCTGAAGGCCTAAACCACCAACTTGCTGCGGTGCCCCTAGTAAGCGGCTATTCTTTCTACGGTTACATGCTTCATCTTGAGTCATACCCCCTGTAGAAACACCAACGACACTTAACTGTATACCTACTGATGTGGGCATTAAGCATGAGTCGTTACCACCGCCACCCATCATTGTAGGTGCTATACTTGACATAACAGGAGCGGCACTACCTGCACCCGTAGCATTGTAGTTGTTAGTAACAGCTTCACTTGAATTGTTACTGTCTATAGTAGAATCTTGGTAGTTATTACTGAAGTCACCTGTAACATCATTGGCGTAAACGATAGCTGTCCACCAGACCAGTATAATAGGTACCCAGATAAGACATTGTATTAGGTTATACCTACGCATCACTTAGTGCACTCTTCAGCTAAGACATCAAACAGCGCAGGATCAAGACACATAAGCTTAAGTGCCGCTTCGCTCTGCCCTATGTAAGATAAAGTCTGTGCATCTAAGTTTCGCTGACACTTAGCATTGCCTATAGGGCATGACAAAGGCATAACTACTGAAGAGTTGCTACAAGCAGTAGTTATACCTGTCAAAACGACGAATGCAAGACCTAATTTACTGCGTCTTAATGCGGTGTCTGATTTCGCCACGTGTTAGTCCTATGTCTTTCAGGTCACGGTCTGTCAAACTAGACAAGATAACGTACTCTGCTTTACGCTGTTGCGCCTCTTGTACCGCAAGTACGATGTTGGCGATCCAGGCTTTTAGTTTTTCTAGCATGTTGTATATTCCTATGTATATACGAAGCAACGAAGTGTTACTTCAACGTACATAGTTATATGCAAGTAGCTCCAGACTAGAACTGCTGGTTAGGAATACCCGCTATGCTTAACCTACAGGGCTAAATAGCTCTGTTACAGTAAGAATGGTGTCTATATGACCTGCGTTTACAGGTGTAACTTGTATTTTATCACCAGGTTGCAGAATTAAGTCTATCTGTGGGAAGGAGACATACTCGCTGTGAGTAATAGCCTTAGCACTCAAGAAGTGTGAAGTGTAATCATCCGCAGACACATACCATTCTACAGATACAGTGTTGTTACCTGCAGTAGCACCATTAGCGATGTGAAGAAAAGTAATCTCAGCAGTAGAGTTAGGAGGACACACATACACAACCTCTGTAGTGGTACCAGAGTTATGACCCCATACAGACTTTTTACGTGCAGCCTTAGCTCTGTAGTCGAGTGTCATTACACGTCCTTAGCTGGCTTCTTAGCCTTCTTAGGTTTAGCCTTAGGGGTAGCCTCAGCAATACGACAAATATCAGTCACATTAGCGTCTTTGCTCTGTACGTTACCGTAGTTGTCTTCGCCTGCTGATTGGTTGCCCATAGCATCCCAAACATAGCCGTGCTCATCTACACGGTAGCCTGCAGCTTCTAGTTCTGTCTGGTACTTGTGATAAAACTTCATTTCTTCTTACCTTTAGCTGTTTTAGCTGCCGCCTTAAAGCTAGCCGCTGTAGGCGCACCCTTTGTTCCAGGCTTACGCATCTTTTCATTACTACCCGCTTTAATACGAGCCTTCTTCTTAGCGATATTCTTATACAGAGACATTACCACTTAGCCTTATCTGCCCAGTAAGCTGCACTCATCTTACCCTTAGCGATGTTCTTGCCATGACGAGCCTTAAAACTAGCCCGTTTCTTCTTCATCTTGTCGGACTCACCAGCCTTAGGTTTACCTGCAGTCTTAGCTCCCTGCTCACCAAAGCGGATAGTCTTAACTGTGTCACCCTCTTTAGCCACAACTACGTGTGACTTCTTAGGGTGGCTAGGGGTGCGCTTAGGCTTGTTGAAGCCTTCTACGCCAGCACGGGTGAGTCGAGGGTCTTTAGCCATATTACTTCTTACCCATGCATTTACCAGCTTTCTTACACTTAGCTGGAGATGGGCAATTCTTACATAGTTTAAACACAGGTGCCTTCTTAACAACACCACCCTTGTTCATTTTAGCTTTAGCGCCCTTACAGGCACACTTAGCTTTACCACACTTCTTACAAGCCATACTACTTCTTCTTTCCTGCTTTAGCGTTACGAGGGAAACTACGGTTCTTAGCCTTTGTAGTGACCGCTAGGTTAGACTTCTTGTTGTTCTTAGGGTTGCCGTCCTTATGGTGGACATCCTTGCCGTCACCCTTCTTAACTGCACCACCCTTAGCCATAGCAGAACGAGCAGAATTACGTGATGCACGTTTCTTCACTTGAGCAGGCTTGCCTTGGTAGTTGGCATATTCTTTTTTGTAATCACGGGGCATCAGCGTATGGCCTCTTTCTATCAGGGTCTAATACATCTTGACGCTTCAACATACCCTCAAGGTACATAGCACGTTCAACATGATCCAGGGTGTACTTAACTCCAGTGTCAGCCTCTATAGCAGCACGTACATAAAATACGTCACTGCGAGGGATGTGTACACGTTGGAAGGCTCGGCTATCATTAGCAGCTAGGGCAGAGTAAAACTCTTCAATAACACTTTCTGATGCATGTAGTTGTACTCGGCTCATTAAAGATGTCAACACGAATGATTAAAGGGGGTTTAGGTATGTGCCGCAAACTACGTATGAGGAGTTTTGAGGAGAGAGAGTGTCACAGAGTTTACGACACATACCATGAGTAACACAAAGGAGGGAGAGGAACTCATGTATTACTTAACAACAAGTGTAATACGAATGTAATAGAGTGTCAACACAGTAGAGTAATACTCTTAGAGCAACGCTAACCTTTGTGTATACTAGAAATAAGCAATACGAATGAGATAGTGTTACTGTAGAGTATTACTCTTAGAGTTAAAACTCTTCCTATGTCCACTGATCTCTTTGTAACACTCTTTATCTAAGTATTACTCTTTCTTAGTTATTACTTTATTTATAAGTTTTAACTTAAAGAGTGTTACTCTCTACTCTCTATTGATAGTTATACAGTCAGCAAAAAGGGAGTCAACCCATAAAGCGACAGCGACTCTCGTATTACACTAAAAAGTGATGTAACTGTAACATACTGTAACATACTGTGATAAGTATTACCTCCTTTTTCTACTGTAGAAGATCTGACAGGGTAGGGTACCTACTAAAATGGTCCGTAGGGGGTGTTGCATTATGTTAATCCATAAATATGTTAGACTTAGCTATGTTAATATAAGCAGGTAGTACCTGTAGGTTCCAGGGTACATGTAATCCACATACATGCTCACCTTTTAGGGGTACAATATGATCTACATGGTACTCCTCACCTGTAACCGCTCTACAGTCACGCATATGTTCGTATATAGCTACTATTTCCTGTTTTTGCTCAGGTGTTAGCCACTTAGGTGTCGCATTCTTACTGCGTTCACTATAAAGTGCCTGACGTATGCGCTTATCAGCCTTAGCTTTAGGAGTCTTTTCATGCAGTCTATTAGTGGTGCGTCTGCAGTCTTTGCAATGAGAATAAGGTACTTCATAGCTAGAACCGTCTTTACGCTTACGATTACGGGTATGAAACCTGTGTAAAGGCTTCTCATCCCCACACCCAGAGCAACGCTTAACCCCAGAGTCTAACAAAGCCTGCCTATTACGTTTAGCCGCCTCTCTACTTTCTAAGCGTATGCGCTCCCCGTGCTGTTCATTCCATTTATTCCACTTAACTTTACCTAGATTCCACTTAACTTTACCTAGCTCCCGCTTTTCCTCAGGAGACATCTTCGGCTTACTTACAGAGGCCAACCACTCTGCCCTAGAAGACATGCCCTGCGCCCTACGCTTCGCTCTTGTTTGGGCGCTTATACAAGCCTTACAGTGAGAGTTGTACCTTTTAGTACCATCCCCTTTCTGTGTGCCTGAAAAAGCTTCAAGAGACTTCTCTTCTTTGCATTTCGTACATACCTTCATCAGGTGTAATCCTTTTAGCGTGTGTATTCCTGTATAGTTATAGTGTTTATATACACAAAGGTAAAGAGTAAGGGTGTCACAAATAAAAAAACCATAGACTGTAACATA